GCGCCGCTGAGGTTCGCGCCGCTGATGTCCGCGCCGCTGAGGTCCGCGCCGCTGAGGTTCGCGCGGCTGAGGTTCGCGCCGATGAGGTCCGCGCCGCTGAGGTCCGCGCCGCTGATGTCCGCGCCGCCGAGGTTCGCGCGGCTGAGGTCCGCGCCGCTCTTAATCGCCCAATTCACCGCCAAGCCCAACTTGATCGACGGTGGCGCATCTGCGGCGCATTCGATCTGTGCGGTAAACTGAACCGAGCCGGTGAAGCGGTTGAGGACATCAAAAGCGATTGTCTTGTTCTGGCTGATCTCGGTCATGGCTACTGCCCCATCACGAAGTCGAAAAACACGAAGCCAGTTGCGATCATCCAAGCCACCCCAAGCAGGGCGCAAACTTGGAAGGCGTTGGCTATGAGGGCGCGGAGGTCGGTGATCATGCCGCCCCCCGCATGTCTTCGCGGCGCATCTGCGCGGCATCGGCGCGACGGTCGCTGTCTTCCTCGCCTGCCTCGGAAAGCAGATCGGCGTTGATGTCAGGGCAGTTCGTGATGACATCGAGCAGCCATCCGGTGACGGGCTCGCGCGTCGTGGTCTTCTTGCCGAACCGGAAGGTTTCGATCACGGCCTCGACCGTGAGGATATCAACCTCCGGCCCATAGGGCGGGTCGATACGGTCGCCAGCAAAGCCGGGCGTCACGGTGTAGACGAGATCGACCGCGATCTCATTCGGGCCGACTGTCATGTAAAGCGTGTGGTTGTAGCGGTAAGCCATCACACGGCCTCATCGGTCGCCGCCGCAGCGGTCATCGCGAGGTCGGGACGAATAGTCGTCAGCCGCTCAAAATAGTCGAGAATGGCAAGGCTTTCCTCGCCCAGCGCAGTGCCGCCGCGCGTGTCGGTCCAATGTTTGCGGGCGGCGGCGAAGCCCTCGAAGAACCGGCAGCCGGCGGTAATGATCGGCCCGCCATCCCCGGAGCGCATCAGGGCGAAGAAGTAGCCATCCGAGCGCGTGGCAACCGCAAGAGTGTTTTCGACCAGCGCATCGCCGCAGACCTGCGCATTGCCGCAGACCAGCGCATTGCCGTAGACCAGCGCATTGCCGTAGACCCACGCATTGCCGGAGACCTGCGCATCGCCGTAGACCCGCGCATTGCCGCAGACCAGCGCATTGCCGTAGACCCACGCATTGCCGGAGACCTGCGCATCGCCGTAGACCCGCGCATTGCCGCAGACCAGCGCATTGCCGTAGACCCACGCATTGCCGGAGACCTGCGCATCGCCGTAGACCCGCGCATTGCCGCAGACCAGCGCATTGCCGTAGACCCACGCATTGCCGTAGACCCGCGCGTTGCCGTAGACCCGCGCATCGCCGTAGACCCGCGCATCGCCGGAGACCCACGCGTTGCCTTGCTCGGCAACGTTCTCGGCCTTCGCGACCCAGCCGCCTTTGTCGCCGGCCTTGACGGACCCGAAGTCAGCCGTCGCCTCGATGCGGAATAGCTTGATGCCGAACCAGTCCTTGCATTCTGCTGTGAGCTTGAATTTGGGCATGGCGTCCTCCGTTGTGTGAGGACGAACATACACGCAATAGCGGGTGGGTCAAGCGAGTTCACGCGATAGCGTGCATTTATTTCGCGCGCCAGATTGCGTCAGCATGCGCGCGCCGCTTGGGCCGCTCACAGCCTTATTGGTTGACCAGAAGCGGGCAATAGTGGCTGGTTAACGAAATAGGAATTATGGCCTAACAGGGGGGTGCAAGATGAGGGCGTTTCTGGCCTGCGCGGAGTTGTGGCAGGCGGCATCAGCCGACAAGCGCGCGGCGGCCCTCGATAGCCTGCGCGCTAATCCGCGCGAAGAAGCTCTTGCACAGCCTGGCGCTTCGATGCAGGCGCCGACGCAAGCAGCTTTAGGAACTGTTCCGTCTCCTGTGTCGTCTCCAATCCCAGGAACACATAGGAAAGGCTGACGCCAACCGCGTCCGCTATTTTGATGACCTTATCGACGCTCGGGGTCTTTGGCGTCGTCCGCAGCTCGTTCACTGCGTTGACGCCAAGGCGCGCGGCTAGGCTGATCTGACGATCAGACCTCCCCGTCGCATCAATCGCGGCCAGAAGCCGCTCGCGCCATTCTTCACTCATCACGCGGCTAGTTAACACGGCGCACGTCAAAGCGGGTGCACGTTGTTGCGGGGCTTGCGGTACACGCAATAACGTGTATAGTCGCAAATCATGAGCAACCAACTCCTCTCCGACATTGAAGATTTCCTAGCGCGGACCGGCATCAGCGCGGACCGCTTTGGCCTGCTGGCGGCGAAGAACAGCCGCCTTGTCGAGCGCCTTCGCGCGGGCCGGAAGGGCGGCAAGGCCGCTCGCGTCTGGCCTGAGACAGAGATCGAGATCAGGGCGTTTATGCGGAACCCCCCGCCGCTCCGGCCTCGCCGTTCCCCCGCCAAGCAGGGAGAGGCAGCAGCATGAGCGTTTCTGATGACATCAGCGCGGCTATTGAACAGCGCATGCGCGAGATGGCAGCGGCGGGCATGACCCGTCACGAGGCCGCTGAGGCAACCGGCTGGGGCTATGGCGCGGTTCACCGCTACGCCAAGAAGTTCGGCATTGAGTTTGCCAAGATGTATCGGCTTTCGCCCGCCGTTAAATCTCGCATTGACGAACGCGCCGACGACTTCGAGCGCCGTTTTCGCAACGGTGAAACTTTGGCCGCCATCGGCGCCGAGTACGGACTGACGCGAGAGCGCGTTAGGCAGGTCTTGGTGCTGAGGAAAGGCATAGATCGGACCGATGGCGGGGCCTTTGCCCGCGCTAACCAGAAGCGCGCCAAGGTTGACAGCCGCCGCGAAGGAGAGGCGTGGGCCAAGTGGGGCTGTAGCCGGGCTGACTATTTGTCCTTGCTGCAAATGGGCAAGGACCTTTCGGCCAAGGGCGTCAGCCGCGAGCGGCAACCGATCGGCGCGTTCATCGCGCAGAAGCGCACCGCCAAGATGCGCGGGATCGCATGGGGCCTGACGCTCTGGCAGTGGTGGACCATCTGGCAGGAGTCGGGACGCTGGGAAGAACGCGGGCGCGGCAGCGGCTACATGATGTGCCGCAAGGGCGACGCTGGCGGATACACAGCCGACAACGTGTTCATCGCAACAGGTCGGCATAATAGCTCCTGCCAAAGTAATCGCGAAAACCGGCCTCCGACAGGCGTCAGCGAGATCCGTCCTGGGCGCTACACCGCCGTCATCATGATCGATGGCAAGACGCGCCGGCTGGGCATCTATCCCACGCCCGAGCAGGCGCACGCAGCCTATCTGACGGCGCTTGCCGACTTCTCCCTCGGGAGGGCTTCGGCATGAGCCAGCTTCGCCAGACCATGGAGCGCATTCTCCACCTGTTGACTGAGATCGACGAGATCAAGGCTGACGTTCGCGAGGTCTACGCCGAGGCCAAGAGCGCCGGCTATTGCAAAACCGCGCTCGGCCAAGCCATCCGCGAAATCCGCAACCGCGACAAGCAGGACACCGCCGAGGCGCAGGAGCGTCAGGCCATCGTGAGCCTGTATCTCGCGGAGTTTGACGCGTTCCCGCCCTCGCACGTGCATGAGGCCGCCTGATGCCCTTCTGCGGCTACTTCCTCGCGGCCCTTCTGGCCCTTGCTCTTTCGGTATTCGCCGGCTTCGCGACGGTGACGCCGTGACCCTGTCATTTGCTTTGGCCGAAAGGACGGCCCGTGACGCGCGCTGGGCTAACGCGCTGTCGCAAAGCGAACGGCGTTGCAGCGCCTTCGCCTCCTTGCTTATCGCGCCCGGTAATCCTCCCCTCGGCGGGCGCCAACTGGCGGGCGGTTTCAACGCCGCCCGCCTCTTTCCCTTCCCGCTGATCGGCCAGCCTCGCAAGCACCCGATCAACGGCTTCACCCAACGTCAGAAACCCCATCCGGCTTGTCCCCTTTCGCGACCCCACAATCGCGAAAGGTTCAACCGAGATGTCCGCCAACCACGCCAAGAGCTTGGCCAGTTCAACCAAGCCGCCCGTCAACAGTGAGGATCAAATGAGTATCGCGATCCAAGCCCGCTCGCACATCGGTGCGATTATCCAGTTTGTCGCGCCAAGCCTGCCGATGAAGTCGGCCCTTCCCCGCGCCGCAGCCTATGTCGGGATCAACGCTCGCCGCGCCCGTGCGCTCTGGAACCGTGAAGCCCGCGCCGTGCTGGCTTATGAGATCCACGCGCTCGAAGCCGCCCGCGCCCGCATCGCAGAGCGCATCATCACGAAAGAAATCAGCGACCATGCGAACACCCTGGAAGTCCATGCCGCCAGGCTGGCGTCCCTCGCTCCTGACCTTCATGGGGCGGAAGTTGCTCGGCTTCGCAACTTGGCTCGGCGGGCGCGCGCTTTCTTTGATCGCGACGGGGAGGCGTGAACGATGACCGTCTCCGTGATCGAATACACCCCTGAGACAGTCGGCCAGATGCTTGCCGACGCTCGCGCCCGCCGCGCCCGGCTGTTCGCCCCGCGCGTCATCGCCACGCCGCCCGCGCCCGTCGCCAAGCCAAAGCCGGTGCAAGCCGCCCAGCCTGAGCAGGAGGACGCCGCGCCGATCCCGAAGGTCGGGCGGCTGTTCAACCTGTTCTGCCGATGGTCTGACGAGGACGTTCGCCAGCTTCGCGAGATGATCGCCAGCGGCCATAGCAAAATTGACATCGCCCAGGTGCTAGGCCGCACCACGCGCACGGTTCAGGTCAAGGCCAACAAGCTCGGCCTCTCGACCAGAGCGGGCGTGCTTCACGGCGCCATCCCGCCCGGCCTGTATGAATCATCCACCAAGGCTGACGAGCGCATTGCCGAAAAGCTGATCGCGCAAGTCTGTGCTGAGTTTGATGTCGAGCGCGCCGAACTGCTTGGGCAGTCGCGGAGCGAGAAGATCGTCCCGATCCGCCATGAAGCGTGCTGGCGCATCGCCAAGGCTACGAGCCTGAGCCTCCCGCACATTGGCAGCATCTTCAACCGCGACCACACGTCGATCCTGCACGCGATCCGCAGGCGCAACGATGTGCACGGCGAGAACGTCCGTCGCATGGGCGGCGTCTCTGCCTACAAGCGGGAAGCCCAGCATCGTTACCGCGCCAAGCAGCGCGCCGAACGGGGGCGCTGACCATGGTCACAATCGTTCGCAAGTTCAACAAGACGGCCAAGCCCCGTGCCCTCATCGGCGGCCATTCCTACGGCTCCGAAGCTTGCGCCAACACGCTTCGCCAAGAGCAGGACGCTCTGGAGCGAGACACAGAGCGCGCCATCTCTCACGCCCGCCAGATCATCGAGCGCGAGCGCATCAGGGAGGGCGAGCGCTGATGGGCCCCTTCACACTCCGTCTTCCCCTACCTCCGTCCACCAACGCGCTTTATCGCAACGTGCGCGGCGTCGGGCGCGTCAAGGCTGTCGGCTATAAGCGCTGGCTTGTCACGGCAGGCTCTTATGGCATCACGCAGAAGCCTCCTGGCGGCTTCCCGCATTTCGCCCGCGACTTTGAGATCATCGTCCTGATCCCCGCCAACACGCGCGGTGACTGCGACAACAGATGCAAGGCCGTGATCGACCTCTGCACTGCGTGGCAGATCATCTCCGACGACAGGCACGCTCAGGCCGTCACCATCCGCCGTGTTCTCGACATGCCGGCAGACGAATGCCGCGTGACCGTACGTCCTGCGGCGAGGGCTGCGGCATGAGCCTCGCCAGCTATCGCGACATCATCGCCGCTTCGCGCGGCGCATTCCAGCCAACCGGCTTTGATGGCGATTTCGATCTGCCGTCATCGCTGTTCCCGCATCAGAAGGCGGCAGTCGAGTTTAGCCTTCGCGCCGGATCGTCGGCCATGTTCCTTGATACGGGGCTTGGCAAGACGCGCTCTGCCTTAGCCTGGGGCCAAGAAGTTGTCAGCCGCACGAATAAACCCGTGCTGATGCTGGCACCGCTCGGCGTCACTCGCCAGCACGCCCGCGAGGCGGATGACGTTGGCATTAATGCCATCGTGTCCCGCGAAGGCGGGCCGCAGGATGCTCAGATCGTCATTGCGAACTATGAGCGGTTGCACTTGTTCAACCCGGCTGACTTCGCCGGCATCATTCTGGACGAAAGCTCGATCCTTAAGAGCTTCACCGGCCAGACCACGAAGCGACTGATCGAGACGTTTGCCCGCACGCCCTATCGGCTGGCCTGCACCGCGACCCCGGCGCCGAACGATCACACAGAGCTTGGCACTCACGCCGAGTTCCTGAGCGTCATGACGCGCGACCAGATGCTCATGCGGTGGTTCCTGCACGATAGCGCAGACACCGGCACATGGCGGCTCAAAGGCCATGGCGTGCGCCCGTTCTGGGATTGGGTTGCGTCATGGGCTCGCTGCATCAGCAAGCCCTCCGATCTCGGCTTTTCGGATGACGGCTTTGACATGCCGGAACTGCGGATGCACCGGCACCTAGTCGCCGCCGACCGCACGCAAGGCCGTGGCGAGGAAAAGGACGGGCAAGCCCATCTGTTCCGCATGCCGGACATGTCGGCAACCTCCGTCCACCAGGAGAAGCGCCTGACTTGTGAGGCCCGCGCTCGCATGGTGGCTGACATCGTTGCGTCGGAGCCGGGCGAGCCTTGGACGGTATGGGTTGAAACTGACTACGACGCCGACGCGATCATGGCTGTCATCCCCGATGCCGTCGAGGTTCGCGGCTCCATGACCGCAGAGCAGAAAGAGGAACGTCTGACGGCGTTCACGACGGGCGCCATCCGCGTTCTCGTCACGAAGGCGAGCATCGCAGGGTTCGGCCTCAACTGGCAGCACTGCGCCCGCACCGTCTTTGCCGGCATGAGCTTTAGCTACGAGGCTTTCTACCAGGCCGTGCGGCGCCATTGGCGCTTCCGCCAGACGCGCCCCGTCGATTGCCATGTCGTCTTCGCCGACACCGAAGCCGCCATTTGGGACGTTGTGAGCCGCAAGGCTGGCGACCACGACGCCATGAAACGCGAGATGACGCAGGCAATGGCCCGCGCCCATCGCACCGAAACCCGCCTGCATTCCTATCAACCGCAAAAGCCGGCCACGATGCCAGCGTGGATGGTGTCATGACCGAAGTCCTCGACCAGCACATTGGAAGTCGCTTCGCCGCATACAATTGCGATACGGTCGAATTTACCGCGACCATGCCCGATAACAGCATCGGGCTTTCCGTCTACTCGCCGCCGTTCTCTCAGCTTTACGTCTATTCCGAGAGCGAGCGCGACATGGGCAACGTGGCTGACCATGACGAGTTTGCGGAGCGCTATCGCTATCTCGTCCGCGATCTGCTGCGCGCCACAAAGCCGGGCCGCATCAGCGCCGTGCATTGCTCCGACCTTCCGACCAGCAAGCAGCGCGACGGCGTGATCGGGCTTTTCGATCTGCCCAGCCTGATCCGGCAGGTTCATGAAGACGAGGGGTGGGTTTATCACTCGCGCGTCACGATCTGGAAATGCCCCGTGGTCGAGATGACCCGGACGAAGGCGCATGGCCTGCTTTACAAGACGCTTCGCACCGATGGCAGCCGCGTCCGCGTCGGCATGCCTGACTATCTCATGGTGTTCCGCAAGGAGAGCGACGGCAAGACGCCGGAACCCGTGCGGCACGATCCTGGCGTGTATCCCGTCTCGTGGTGGCAGGAGGCAGCGTCGCCGGTCTGGATGACCATCGACCAGACCGATGTGCTCAACGTGGCCGTGGCCCGCGACGACAAGGACGAGCGCCACCTTTGCCCGCTGCAACTCGACGTGATTGAGCGCGCGGTTCACCTGTGGAGCAACCCCGACGATCTGGTCTATTCGCCGTTCATGGGCATCGGGTCCGAGGGCTATGTCGCGATCAAGCATGGCCGCAAGTTCGCCGGCACGGAATTGAAGGCGGCTTATTTCCGGCAGGCCGTCCGCAATCTCACGCTGGCAGAGGACACCGGAACGACCGGCGATCTTGTCTCTCGCATGGTGGCGTGATGAGCCTCGCCACGACTATCAGCGCCATGGTGGCGGCAGGATGCACTGCACAGCAGCTAGAGGCTGTTGTGCTGGCGCATGAGGCTGACGCAGCCAAGCGCGTCGCTGAAAAGCGCGCGAAGGACGCGGATCGTCAGCGTCGTCACCGATCGTCACGCAATGTCACTGTGACACCGAGTGACTGCTGTGACACCCCCTCCCTAAATGACGTTCAGCCTAATCCTGTTAACGTTCAGGTTAATCTAAACCCACCCCCCTATAGTCCCCCCGCCCTGAAAAACGCCGATGACGCTTTCGGCGGCTTCTGGTCGGCTTTCCCGAAGCGGCAGGGCGGCAACAGCCGCAAGAACGCCGAGGCCCGGTTTCGGTCGGCGGTCAAGGCTGGGGTTTCCGCCGAGACGATCATCGACGGCGCCCGGCGCTACGCCGAGCACTGCGACGCCACGGACAAAACCGGGACCGAGTTCGTCAAAACCGCCGAGGCGTGGCTGAACGGGCGGTTTTGGGAAAGCGATTGGTCCATTTCGCTGTCCCGTCCCGCCCCTCCCCATCGCCAAGCCAAACGAAACACCGCCTTGGACGATTTGAACTTCCACACCGACCGCATGGAATTTGGCAATGTCCAGCAGTTTCCCCGCCTCATCGGCTGAAATCTCCGGCGCCCTGCGCGCCCTGTTCACCGCGTTCCCGTCCGACCGTGGCGACGTGCCGGGCATCTCGGCAACCTACCTGATGGCCTGTCAGGGTTATTCGCTGGCAGCCATTGAAGGCGCTGTGCGCCGCATTGTCAGGGGCGAGGTGTCCGACATCGACCGCCGCTTTCTGCCCAGCCCAGCCCAGCTTGGCAACGTCTGCGCCTATCTCGAAAAGCTCTACGCCCCGCCTGAGCCTGTGAGGGCATTGCCGGCGCCGGGAGACGGCGAGCGCACCGCAGAGGAGCAGGCCCGCATTGACGCCCTCGTTGGCAAGTGGCGCACCGACAACGGGCGGCACAAGGTCGGCGGCGAGATCATCACCGACCGCGAGGCTGTCCCCGCCGCTCGGCTCGCCAAGCTTGATGCTGCTGTGAAGCAGGCCGCCACTAAGCTGGCACAGGGCGATTACCGCCTGTCACCGGAAGCACTTGCGACCTTCTCCAAGGATCATCTCGACACCATCGCAGTCCCCGACCCTGGAGAGCTTTACGACGGTTGGGCGGGGAGGGCGGTCGCGTGAAAATCTGGTTCGATACGGAGTTCATCGAGGACGGTTCAACCATCGACCTCATCAGTATCGGCATGGTGCGAGAGGATGGCGAAACGCTTTACCTCGAAAGCAGCGATTGCGATCTGTCCCGCGCTTCCGATTGGGTGAAGGCCAACGTGTTCCCCAGCTTGACGGGCAAGAGCGCCGCCGTGCCGCGTTGGCGGATCGCGCAGTGTGTCCGCAACTTCGCGGGCGATAAGCCGGAGTTTTGGGCCTATTTCGCCGATTACGATTGGGTCGCGCTCTGCCAGCTTTACGGGACGATGATGGACCTGCCGAAAGGCTGGCCGATGTTCTGTCTCGACATCAAACAGACAGCCCACGTTCTCGGCAACCCCAAGCTACCAGAACAAGCCAGAGGGCACCACAACGCCCTAACCGACGCTCAGTGGAACCGTGCGGCCTATGAGTTCTTGGGGACACTCGCGGATGCCACACAAAAAAGGAATCCCCTATGACACCGACACCTGAGGAGAGGGCTAAGGACGTTGTCGCGCTGTTGATGAAGCAGCTTCCCGGCACGCAGATCAGCATCGTCATGGCTGATCGGGACGAAGCCTTCACCCTCATCTCCCAAGCCATACGGGAAGCGGAAGACGCGGCTTACGATAGGGCTGCGGCTGAATTTGCGAGCGACCCGCCCCATTGGCGCGGCCCGCGTGAAATCCAAGCCACCATCCGCTCTCTCAAATCCCCCAAGGAGGTCTGACCATGGCGAAAACGGGTCGCAAACGAAAACAGAACGTCAAGCGCACCCCATCGGGCGCCATCTCCAGAGCAGGGCAAGATCCACGCATGACAGCACTCGCACAGCATCACCGAGCCGGTCGCCTCTCCGAATGGCGTGGAACGACAGTGGGGCGGCTTCTCGAAGACGACAAGCACCACACCAGCGGCCTAAGCCGCGACGCCCTCCACCGGGCCGCTGTAAGGCTTTCCGAGGTGCACGCAGCATGGCAGGCCGCTCTCGCCTCACGCCGCCCGCTGGCCGTCACCGCAGGCGGCTCCAACGCGCCTGAGGATGAGGAGCGCACCCGCAACGCCATCGATGCATACACGCGGGTCAACACGGTGCTTCAACGCGCAGGGCAGCCCATTCGCCAAGCGACGCTTGTCTTGTGCACCGAGCACCACGAAGAAACGTGGCAGCCGCCCTATTATCTCGCGTATCAGGCGGTTGAGGGCTTGAAGCTCTTGGCCGACTTTTTTGGCTTAGATGTGCTTGGGGAGGACCGCAGAGCCGCTTGACGCCAAGCCGCCGCCCGCGCATAATAGAGCATTCCGATTTTCGTTTAGATTTCCATGCGCGGCGCGCTCCCGACAGCTGGCATGGTCATAGGATTTCGGGGGCGTGCTGGCAGAGTGGGTGAAAGACCCCTAGATGCCAGAGGGACGCGAAACGGGTCAGTAGGCAGAGGTCGCCGGGTCGATGCCGGTCAGGAGCGAAAGCTTCACGTAGCTCAGTCTGGGTAGAGCGCTGCCGAATACCCGCCCTGCCAATTCCTGCTCTGCTCTGGCATCAGGCTTTCAAGACTGGTTCGCCAGCAGCCCCGCCCTAACCCGGCGGGGTTTCGCGTCTGAAAAACAATCAACGGAAATCAATGATGGCCAAGGGCGGATTAAGGCCCGGCGCAGGGCGCAAGCCGGGGGTGCGAAACAAGCGGACTGCGGAAAAGGTCGCGGCTGTTGAGGCATCTGGGCTGACCCCTCTCGATTATCTCCTGACCGTGATGCGCGATGAGTTGCTAGACCGCGACGCTCGTGTGGATGCGGCCAAGGCAGCGGCGCCTTACGTTCACGCTCGTCTGGCGGCTGTTGAGCATTCGACAGATCCCGACGCGCCCATGGGCTTTACCTTCACATGGCAGCAGCCCAGCGGGTAGTCATCCCGTACAGCCCGCGCCGGCAGTTCATGCCGCTGCACAATCGCACACAGCGATGGGCTTGCGTGGTCGCACACCGAAGGGCTGGCAAGACGGTCGCGTGTGTCAACGAGCTTATCCGGGGCGCGCTGACCAGCACGAAGCAGGAGCCGCGTTTCGCATACGTCGCGCCGTACTACGCGCAGGCCAAGGATGCGGCTTGGACGTATCTGAAGCGCTTTTGCTCGGTCATCCCAGGCGCGGAGCCTAACGAGAGCGAGCTTCGCGTCGATCTGCCTAACGGCGCGCGCATCAGGCTCTACGGCGCCGACAACTACGACCGAATGCGCGGCGGCTATCTCGACGGCGTGATTCTGGACGAATACGCCGACATGGACCCGAATGCGTGGTCTGAGGTTATCCGGCCCATGCTGGCGGATCGCATTGGCTGGGCTATCTTCATCGGCACGCCCAAGGGCAAGAATGCATTTTGGGAGTTGTGGGACAGGTCGAATACCTCGCCTGATTGGCTACCGCTGATGCTGCGGGCCTCGGAGACGGGGCTGGTCGCGAAGGCCGAGCTAGACGACGCCCGCGCGATGATGACGCCGGAGCAGTACGAGCAGGAGTTCGAATGCTCGTTTGAGGCGGCCATCGTTGGCAGCTATTACGGCTCCGACATCGCGAAGATTGAGCGCGCCGGCCAGATCACCACGGTCGAGCATGACCCGCTGTTGCCCGTCTATACAACATGGGACTTGGGCATCGGGGACAGCACGTCTATCTGGCTTTGGCAGGCTGTCGGCAAGCAGATCAGGGTCATTGACCACATCGAGGACCACGGCAAGGGCCTGCCGCACTACGTCGCTGAACTGAACGCCCGCAAGTTCGATTATGCGGAAGACTTCGTCCCGCATGACGCCCGCGCCCGTGAACTTGGGACAGGCCGCACGCGGGTTGAGACGCTTCTGGCGCTAGGCCGCAAGCCCCGCGTCGTGCCCATGCACACGGTCATGGACGGCATCAACGCAGCCCGCGTGCTGATGCCTAACGTCTGGTTCGACAAGGACCGTTGCGCCAAGGGGCTAGAGGCGCTGCGCCAGTATCGCCGCGAGTACGACGACAAGACGCGGGCTTTTCGCGAGCGACCGCTTCACGATTGGACATCACACGCCGCCGACGCCTTCCGATACCTGGCGATGGCCTATCGGGAATTGACGCCTCGCGCGCCCGACAAGCCCAAGCCGACAGAGCTTCAGTATCACGTCAACGACGCCGGCCAGCTTACGTCAAACATGAGCGTGCGCGAGATCGTTGAAATGAAGATGAGAAGGAAAAACCGCGATGGCTGAAAACTCCGACGTTTACACCAAGGCCGTGGCGGTCACGCCGTCGGATGCGACCGTCGTCAATGCCCGCGCGCTTTACATCGGCGGCGCTGGAAACGTGGCGATCAAGACGGATGCCGCCGCGACTGCTGTCACGTTCATCGCCCCGCCTGTCGGCACCGTGTTGAAGGTCCAGGCGTGGAACGTGATGAGCACGAACACGACCGCGACCAACATCGTGGCGCTGTTCTGAAATGACCGACGCCGCCGACATCGACCGCAAGCCCAAGGACGCGACGGAGTACGTCTCTCGCTGGGTTGAGGCGGTCAAGGCGGCCAAGGCTGACGAGAAGAACTGGCGCGACGAAGCCTGCAAGGCAGTTGAGGCGTTCCGGGGCGAGAAGTCTAGCGCCTCTCGCGACTTCAACCTGTACCACAGCAACATCGAGATTCTGGCGCCGGCCATCTTTAACAGCGTGCCGGTTCCCGACGTGCGCCGCCGCTTTGCTGACAGCGACCCGGCTGGCAAGTTTGCCGCTGACATCATCGAGCGCAGCCTGTCGTTCTCGATGGACAGCTATGACTTCGACCAGCGCGTGAAGCTGGGCGTCTATGACATGGCCATCACCGGGCGCGGCGTCATGCGCGTGCGCTACGAGCCGGAAACGGAGATGGACGAGCGGCTGGGCGTCGAGGCTGTGACGTACCAGACCGCGCCTTGCGAGTATGTGCCGTGGGACCGCTTCACGGTCGGCCCGGCGATCACATGGGACGATGTGCCGTGGATCGAGTTTGACCACTACCTGTCAAAGGACCAGGTTGAGAAGCTGGCCGGCGCGGAGATGGCGGCGAAGCTGCCTTACAATTACACGGCTCACGGCGAGGACGGCGAGAAAAGCACGGCGGAGAATATCCCCGATGCGTTCAAGCGCGTTTACCTTATGGAGATTTGGGACAAGCGCGACCGCAAGGTGATTTTCGTCTGCCCAGATTGGCATGACGAGGTCGTTCGCGAGGCAGACGACATCCTGAAGCTGGAAAGCTTCTTTCCGGTTCCGCGCCCGATGTATGCGGTTGCGCCTGTCGGCAAGCTTTGCCCGGTCAGCCCGATTACGATCTATCGCGGCTTGCTGGAGGAACTCAACGAGGTCACGCGCCGCATTTCCAAGCTGGTAAAGCAGTTACGCCCGCGCGGCGGCTATCTCGGCACCGGGCTGGACATGAAGCCCATGGCCGAGGCTGATGACGGCGAACTTGTGCCGCTGCAAGGCTCGGAGATGTCGCTGGCGGCGGGCGCTATCGGCATTGACAAGGCGATTACATGGTTCCCGATGGAGCCGACCGTTCTGGCCTTGCGTGAACTTCTGGCGCAGCGCGACGCGATCAAACAAACCATCTACGAGGTGACGGGCATTGCGGACATTATGCGCGGCGCCTCGGACGCGGGCGAGACTGCATCGGCGCAAAAACTAAAGGCGCAATTCGGTTCGGTTCGTGTTCGCGCCTTGCAGATGGAGGTTGCGCGCTTTGTCCGCGATTTGCTGCGGCTCAAAGCCACGATCATGGCCAAGCTGTTCGAGCCCGCCGTGCTGATGGAAATGACGGGAGTCAAGCTGCTTCCTCAGGCGCAAAAACAGCAGTTGATGCAGATGGCGCAGGCCAACCCTGAGATGGCGGAAAAGGTCGCGCAGCAGCAGCCGGAACTGGTGGAGATGGTCAAGGGGCCGTCGATGGAGGAAGTGTTCGGCCTGCTTCGGTCGGACAAAATGCGTTCCTATCGTATCGACATCGAGACGGATTCGACCATTCGCGGCGACCTGATGCGAAATCAGGAGCAGATGGCGGCCTTCCTTCAGGGAACCGGACAGTACCTTGCGGCCATCGGCCCAATGGTCAAGGAAGGCGCTATTCCGAAGGAGGCCGCTGTCGAGCTTTACGCGGCGTTCGCCCGGCAGTTCCAGCTTGGCAAGTCGGCGGAAGACGCGCTGGACAACCTTGCTAAGAGCGCATCGCAGCCGCAGGCCGATCCGGCAGCCGCAGAGGCCGCCAAGGGGCAGGCAGAGGCTCAGGCCACAATGCAAGTCGAGGGCGCCAAGCTCCAGGCGCAGCAGCAGCTTGAAGCCGCGAAGCTTGAAATGGAGCAGATGAAGCTTCAGGCGACCGCTCAGGCCAAGGCGCAGGAGATCGAACTGAAGCGCTACGAGATCGACCTTCAGGACCAGCGTGAGCGCGACAAGGCCGATAAGGAAATCAACATGCGCGCGAGCGAGGCGGCAATGAACGCCCAGCTTAAGCGCGAAACGGCTGCGATGTCTGCCAAGCCGACGACCACGGTCAGCCTCGATGCGGGCTCGTCCATGGGCGTCCTGACGGACACGCTCAGCAAGGCGTTGTCCGACCAGAACGGCAGGCTTGAACAGACGCAGATGATGGTTGCGGACGCGCTTAAGCTGATGAGTGCGCCGAAGCGGATTGTGCGCGGGCCTGATGGCCGTGCGGCGGGCGTAGAGGCTATTTCCTGATGGCGTCCGGTGTCGGCTCCGCTGAGATCGACTTCGGAGCGTGGCCGGGCGCGAATGAGGCGTCCGTCGCCGTGACGGGACAGACCGCCATCACTTCGCCTGCGAGCGCTGAAGCCTGGCTGATGGCGGACGACACCACGGCAGACCACACGGCAGCCGACCACCGCTACGCCGCCGCCCTGATGGGCGTCACATGCGGAACGCCTGACGATGGCGTTGGCTTCACGATCTACGCGCGTTCGACCGAAAAACTGACCGGCGCCTTTAAGGTGCGCTGGGTTTGGTCCACTTAAGGAAACCGGCATGGCTCTTGACGTAGACATTCGCGGTCAATCCGGCATTCAGGCCGACGTTGACGCGAGCGGGCGGATGCTCGTCCGTCTTCCCGATGCGACGACGCCTGCGAACGTTGGCGGCGTGCGCCTGTTCTCGGAGAATGACACAGGAGCGGTTACTGGTTCGGCTTATCTCTATTCGCCGGAGACGGATGAGGATTACCGGCTCCGCGTCGCGCAGGACACGCTTCTCGATGAGGAGGTGTTCAACTACACCGCACAAAACACCGGCAAGCACAACTTCGGCAACACGACGCTCGCGGCCTCATGGGCAACGGGCGGGCTTCTGTTCAACTCCGGCTCGATCACGACCACGACGACGGGCGCGCGGCTTCGCACTTATGCGACCTTCCCGCTCATGGACCCCGGCACGCTCAACATCTCGGCCACGGTGGCATTCTCTGCCCAGCCGGTTGCCAACACGACGATTGACTTCGGCCTGTTCCTCGATGGTGCGGCCAACCCGTTCGCGCCGGCCGATGGCATCTTCTTCCGCATGACCTCGGCGGGCCTGTTCGGCGTCATCAATCACAACGGCTCGGAACTGACGACCACGGCCTTCGTGTTTCCGTATACCAATGGCCGGTTTTATCAGTTCATGATCGTCGCGCATGAGCGTGAGGTGCATTTCTGGATCGATAACGTCCTGTACGCCACAATCGAAACGCCCATCGCGCAGGGCCAGCCCTATGCGTCCGAGAGCCTGCCGTTTGCGATGCGTCACGCGATTGTCGGCGGTGCGGCTGGCGGCGTCTTGCAGGCCACGCTGAAAAATTACTCGGTTTCGATCGGCGGCCTTCAGATTTCCGACACGCTGGGCGAGATCAACAATCGCTCGCTTGGCGCCTATCAGGGCCTCTCGGGCGGCACGATGGGCACGCTCGCCAGCTATGCCAACTCGGCAGACCCGACCGCCTCGGCTGCGCTGTCGAACACGGCGGCGCTCGTCACCGGCCTTGGCGGTCAGTTCCGGTTCAACGCGGCTGTGACGGCGGTCACTGACGGCATCGTCTGTTCGTTTCAGGTTCCCGCCGCGACCGTATCAACCCGCAACCGCCGCCTGAAGGTCA